CAAGATTGAAACACACAATCTCAGAAACATCATGCAAGAACAGGAGCTGGACAGATGACAGATGAATATGTAGATGATTGGTCTTGTAAAAACTGCGGACATGATTCTATACCAGAGGGCGAGGATGCTTGTCCAAACTGTGATAGTACATGGGAGGAGCAGAATCTATGAAAGAGTTTTCAAAGAATGAGTCAGCCCTTATGACCTTTGTAGAGGACGTTCACAAGACCTTCTACTACTTCGGGGATGAGGATGACGGTGTAACACGTAAGACTCTCAAATCTTTCGATCAGCTTTGCACTAAGTTTATCAACCAATTACAAAAGGATTTTACATGAGCACACCACACCACGAAGATAGGCTACTGGACATATTCCAGGAAGTTAAGGAGGCTTTCCCTTACTACGATGAGGAGAAGCAAATCGAGATCGCCAACAAAAGGTTTGAAGATGAACTCATTTAACGAGTTTATGGGCGGGATACTTGTGACATGGTTCTTACTATCCATTGTCACAGTGGTATCCATAGCCACCGAGAACCGTCCACCAGCAGTAAACAGACAGGACATTTACTATGGCAAAATCAGACCCCTTTAAAAACAGAATACGGGAACTCAACAAGTGGGATGCCACTAACGAACTGACCCAAGTTACCTTTGACATGGGACACGAAGCTGCTCTCACTTGGGATCTCCCAGCAGCCTACGTATGTGTAGTCAGAGCTGTAAAGCAAGACGGCACAATACAAGAACGAGCCTACCGCCAAGCCAATGCAGCAAAGCGTTACATGAAAGGTCTACTCATGAATGACGATGACTACATAGTCATGACAGGTAATGCTGTATTGGATACACAAACCGACATCCCATGAACCCATGTGACCTATCCGAGATTCTTGACAGACTCGGTTACTACATCAACGATGATACAGGCGAGGTGATGCTAGAAATAGATCCCTGTGGCCCTCCTATCATTGACAACCTAATGGTAATCTTGGCAGCTCAAGGGCTGTTGATTACTAAACGCAACCCAGAGTTTGAGCTAGGTTTCTACCTACCAAACTGGCGTACATTCAACAGTATGGAGGAGTACTGTAAAGTATTCCCATACGAACAACAGTGTAAATCTTATGACATCTAACCTGACCCAACGACAAATTGATCGACTTGATGACTACGAATACTCTCTCTTTCTAGCTTATGGTGACGCATACAAACCTACACAGACAGTTTCTTCTCGAACAGGAAGCGATCAGCTGTGGGAGACAAAGGCTGCACGACTCCATGCAGAAATTAGAAGAGAAATCCTACGCTTCCGCAAGCGTGTACGGGGTGTCATCAATCAGAGAGGCTTTACCTCCTTTGATGCACACAGTTGAGACTACCTTTCATAAACTAAAGAACGGTCAAGCTGGTAAGTTTTACAGAGAAATCTCAGAATATGTAGATGATCTCGAACCACTAGCTATCTCAACAATTATACTGAAGATAACTTTTGATAGGGTTTTCAGTACACAAAGAGGGGCAAACTTAGTGACACCCACACTTGTAGCTATTGGTTCTGCACTTGAGTCAGAGTGTAAGTTCAGATGGTATAAGCAAAAATACCCAGGACTTATGCACTATATCAGTGACAAGTATTTTCATGATGCTTGTGGCACGATGCAGAAACAAATTATTGCAAGTAAAAAGTTCGGTGAACGTGACATACGATGGAAGCCTTGGAGTATCAAAGCCAAGACATCTATTGGTAGATGGGGGCTGTCTATAGTTATGGAGACCACACAATGGTTTACCATAAACAAACGTAAGACCCACCGAAAGCGTTACGAATACAGGGTTGTACCAACTCCTGAGTTCAATACCAAACGAGCTGAACTAATCAAATCAGCTGAGTTGTTCGCTGGTATACCTTGGCCCATGCTGGTAGTTCCAGACGACTGGGGTTACAATGAGAACAACGAAATTATCTACGGTGGATACCTTACCAACCGTATGATGAAGGGTCACGATCTAACAAGAAAGGGCAACCCCTTCATAATACACGGAGAGACACCGATCAACTTTTTAAACAAGTTGCAAAGGGTCAAGTACCGTGTTAACAGTCACATACTGCAAGTAGCAGTAGAGATGAGGTTGAGAGGTAGAATAATAGGTAAGTTTATACCTATAAGTCCTGCTTTCAAACCACCTCGTCCACCAAATGCTGACGATGATAGTGATGTCAACCTAGCATGGAGACGTGCTATGGCAGAGGCACACAATGCTGACCGTATCAATTTCAAAAGATCAGTCAGAACAAGAACTCAAATGGAGGCTGCTGAGAAGTTTAAGGATGATGTCTTTCATCTTTGTTGGTCTTACGACTACAGAGGTAGAGCATACCCTATCCCAGCTTTTCTTACACCTCAAGACACAGACTTTGGTAAAGCATTACTAAGGTTTGCTGATGAGTCTAGCGTGACAGATGAAGCAGAACTATGGCTATCATTCCAGGTGGCTACTACGTTTGGGCTGGATAAGAGTACGCTAGAGGACAGACATCAATGGGTGTCTGATAACACAGAACTCATCACCAAAGTAGCTACTGACCCTATCAGATACTTGTCTGAGTGGGAAGCAGTTGATGAGCCTTGGCAATTTATGGCTGCGTGTCATGAATACTACCACTGCTGCATCAAGAAAGATAAAGCAACTACTGGTCTTATGGTTGCAGTTGATGCAACTTGCTCAGGTTTACAAATCCTAGCAGGACTAGCCAAAGATCGTAGCACTGCTGAACTTGTAAATGTAGTCCCTAGTTCTAAACCTAGTGACGCTTACAAGGCGGTAGCAGATAAGGCTAAAGAGTTTCTCCCAAGCTACATGCACCATTGGATGGACAGGTCTGTGTGCAAACGCACAGTGATGACCATACCATACAATGCTACTAAAGATAGTAGTCGCAAGTACATACGTGAAGCGTTGCTTGAAAAGAAAATTGACCCTACAACTGACGAGCTAACTCAGGTCGTCAATGCTGTCTATCAAAGTATGGACTCCATAGTGCCAGGGCCAATGCAAGTGATGCGATGGATAAAGAAGCATGTCGGACTTTACATCAGAAATGGTGCTAAAGAAGTTCAGTGGGTCACACCGTCTGGATTCATAGTTAATCAACGCAGAGACAACATTGAAACCAAACAGATGGAGCTGCAGTTGTTAGGACGTACACAGGTCAGATTACCAACAGGTAAGTCTACCCCTAGTCCTACAAAGCATAAGTCTAGCACTGCCCCAAACTACATTCATTCATTCGATGCTTCGATCCTTCACAGATCATTTACACAGTTTGATGAACCATTCACAGTTATCCATGACTCTGTTCTTTGCAGAGCAGGAGACATGGGAACACTCAATCGCCTTGTGCGAGAAACCTACACCAATATCTTTTCCGAGAAGTGTTGGCTCTCAGAATTTGCAGAGACGATCAACGCCTCAGAACCGCCACCAATCGTTGGGACACTAGACCCAAAGGTTGTATCCAATTCCACCTATTTCTTTTGCTAACATGCACACACACGTTACACCAAACCCAGTAACACTCGAAGGGTATCAAGCGATACTAAAACCTGGCGAGTGGGGCTATAAGCTTGCAGCTCTTGTCGATGAGAAACTTATCAAGGATCTCGAAGAAGAGCGTGAGTCAGCTCTAGAATGGGCTAGAAGCAAGGCTAAGAACCCTAGAAGGGTAACAGTCAAGCCTGAGCCTTGGGAGGAGCTACAGACCCAGAAGGGTACGTATCAGCTCAGATTTACATGGAAGGACGGTGATAAGTTCTTTCCTGTTGTAGTTGATACAGAAGGAACACAGATAAAAGATATAGAAACCCCTGTGTACAGCGGTAGTAAAGTTAAGTTAGCTTTCTTTCAAAAGCCATACATACTTCCAGCTGGAGACATAGGTACATCACTGAAACTAAAAGCTGTACAAGTTGTTAGTCTTAACAGTGGAGCTGGTGTTGTAGATACTGGCGACCTTACGCCAGAAGCAGCAGCAGAGCTGTTCGGTGAGACAAAAGGATTTAAGGTCGAAGATCCAAACGTAGATGCAAGTCCTTGCTCTGTAGAACCTGACGATGACTTCTAATGAGAAGCAAGTTAGAAGAAAACATAGCAGACTTGCTCGAAGAGCTTAATGTGGATTATGAGTATGAATCTGAAAAGTTATCATACGTCATAGAGGCTAAGTACATCCCTGATTTTAAAGTTGGGGATGTCTACCTTGAAGCTAAAGGCTACTTCCCATCTGACCAAAGACGGAAGATGAAAGCTGTCAAGAAAGCTAACCCTGACTTGGACATTCGTATCATCTTTCAAAACCCACTAACTAAAATATCCAAACACTCCAAAACATCCTATGCGATGTGGGCTGAGAAAAATGGATTTCCTTGGTGCGTATACTATGCAATTCCTGTTGACTGGATCAAATGAATATTAACTTACCATTCGCTTATGTTGCTGGTAGTGATAAAATTGAATTTGATTTCACTGAGCTACGGAAGGACACACGTTTTGTATTGAATGATGACCAAGTAATACGAGGCGACCAAGTTGATTATTTAAAGGGAAAAACCTCAAAAGAAATGGTAACTGACCATTTTAGAATCTTAGAGGATTACAAAGACCTCAAGGATTTAATTCTAAGAATGTTTAGTAGTTTCTGTACTGCAACTTATGGACAACCTTTTAAGTTTAAGATAAGTACTTCTTGGCTTACTAAATTACAGAAAGGTGATTCTATACAACCACATAATCATAATAATTGTTTCTACTCTGGTATACTGTACTATGGTGACGATTATGTAGATGCTAGTCATTTATGGTTGCTGAATCCTTTATCAGGTACTGTATCTAATCAATTTGCTCTTGGTAATAGAAGTCATCCAACACATACTTCTTGGTATATAGTTCCACAAGAGGGAGGAATACATTTCTGGCCATCTTGTATAACACATTATGCCAAGAAAAATAAAAGCGAGGACAGAGTATCATTAGCATTTAACTTGATACTTACTGAACCCGTTTACAGTTTCGACTCATCATTTGACCCTAGATGGATTTAAACAATGAATCAGCCTTCCTATATCACACCAGCTGTCCTAGCTGTGGTTCGTCAGACGGTAATTCCGTATATTCTGATGGACATACTTATTGTTTTGTATGTAACCATTTTGATAGCGGGGAGCCACGTGATGATTGTGAAAGACCGCAAAAACCAATTATGCTACAAGGTACACCTACTAAATTAAGAAAAAGAGGTTTATCAGAAGAGACCTGTCGCAAATACCGTATCCACAAGGACGGAGACACTCTACGCATGCACTATTTTGACAAAAAAGGTCAAATATGTGCTGCAAAAGTCAAAACAAAGGACAAAGGCTTCTGGATGGAGGGTAACAACACCGACCATCAACTTTTTGGGCAAAATTTATTTCCCGATAAGGGTACAAGGCTTACCATATACGAAGGAGAGCTCGATGCAGCCTCTGGATGGGAAGCACAACCCAAATGGCCTCATGTATCCATACCAAATGGTGCGAAGGCAGCAAAGAAAGCATTACAGAGGGTTCTAGACCTTCTTCAAAACTATGAAGAGGTTGTTTTATTCTTTGATAATGATGAGGCAGGTAGACAGGCAGCACAAGAATGTGCAGAACTGCTACCGCCAGGAAAAGCAAAAATTGCAAGGCTTGAGAAGTACAAAGATGCTTCTGATGCACTGCAAGCTGGCGATGCGGAAGCAATCAGACGAGCAATCTGGGATGCCAAAACATATAGACCAGACGGTATCGTAGATGCCAAAACTTTACTTGAATTAATCACCACACCCACCCCACCCGCAGATCATGACTACCCATTTCAAGGACTACAGCTCAAGTTG